TCCCGACCTGCCAAGTTGCAGGTGGGGGTGGATATTGCTAGGGATTACCCCTGGCAAGTCCTCGGTCGGCTTGCAACCGACCTAGCCGAGTGGCTACCCGATGCGGACCGGTTGCTGGTAAGCGGAATCGTAAGAAACCGCGACCAGTGCCGGTATTATGCATTGGGCGATCACTGGAGCCTACAGAGTATGGCTTCTAGTGAGGAGCTTCCGGGGCCAGGAATGGCCTCTAAACTCCTACTCGGTGCCGTCATACGTAAGTATCCTTTCCCCGGAAAGGATGTGGAAAAGCGCAACGTTGCGATCACTAATGTGATCACTACAAACCGATCCTGCTCTTGGTTTAATCGCCAAGGATGGAAGCGGCTATACGTTGATGGTTACCCGACACCTGAGCTCACGCTTATGCGTGAGTTCGTGGCGAAGGTAATCGGCTATGTCCTCCCCGAAAGGGGTGCGTTGACGGAACGGTCCAGACATGGTCCTGGCGGAGACACGGCGACGGTTAGTGGAGCTACCAGCTCGTACGTTAAGTACAGCGAGTGGCCCTACCACGTTACCACCTCTGCCTTGGAACATTCGCGCCGGCTGATCAGTGATGATCAGCGGTGGCTCGGGGCCTTGGAGGCGTCTTATCGAGAAAAGTACCACATTAAACCGTGGGAACTCCTTGATTTAGATGTTTTCTGGGCTAACGTATTCCACGTTGTGGATGCGAACCGTGTCACAACGGTCCCCAAGGATGGTCGAAAAGACCGTCCTATCGCGATCGAGCCTAGACTAAACCTAATGCTTCAATTAGGCGTAGACGGTTTTATCCGTCGACGTCTGAAGCGTTTTGGAATAGACATGGACGATCAGGAACCTAACCAAAAGATGGCCTATGAGGGCTCTATCCGCACAGATGCGGATACCCCCGTGACTATCGACCTTAGTAACGCTAGCGACACCGTATCGTTAAGATTGGTGAAGCTGTTATTACCTGAGGAATGGTATGGTTACCTATGTGCACTCCGCTCACCCAAGGGATCAGTCCCTGATAGGACGAAGCTTCGCTATGCGAAGATTAGTTCTATGGGCAATGGGTACACATTCGCGTTAGAGAC